GTCATATTATATATGACGTAACAGATATGTAAAAAGTATCTGAATCAATTAAAAGTTGGCTATTCATAAATTGATCGGTAGTTATTAAATAACGAGTTATCAAGAATTATCAACTTTTATGTAACGGTTTATAACAGAATGACGATGTAAACAATTCACTAAAGAAATATAATCTTTGAATAATAATTGTAATTTATCCAATTTAATATCATCAATATTAATTAAATCTGATATTTTTTTAGAATCATCTAAATCAATAACTTTTAATTTACGTATTTCTCCTTCTAAATAAGATGAAATATTTCGACAATTTTCCTGCAAATCATTATGATAATAACCATGATTATTATATATTTTAAAATCATAAATTATATTTAAGATATTATCTAAATTTTTAGATAAATCAACACTGCCTAATTCTGGCAAAAATTCAAAAGCTTCTACGATTAAAGGCGTTATATCTATTTTATTTGGAGCATGAACTCCAATATTTTTGTATACAATAAAGCCCTTAAAATGAAGAAATGATGGTAATGTATTAACAACAAATGATAATTCCATATGTTTTAACATTTTGTTAATTAATAATTCTTTTTGAGATTCAATATTTTTAAATGATTCTAAATATTTTTCCACGTTTTCCCGCGTTTCAAGAATAACATCTGTTTTATTTGTTTGTTTCTCTTCATCTTTTAAATCATATAGACGTGTATGTGAAACAGCAATTGTTTTTGGAAGTTTAATAATTAATTTTAATTCTTTATCAAGAAAAACAAAATTATAAAATCCAAGATTTAAATATTGTAAATTACCAGTTGAATTTAAACTTTCTTGTATTATAATGCCTGCCATATTATAATTTATCTTTCGAATATTATTATTTTTATAATTAATTTATATTTTAGTATTGTTTAATATTGTTTAATATTGTTTAATATTTATATTGTTTCTTTTTTAAAATTTATTAAGTATCAATATACAAATAAAATTTTATTTTTTATATATTTTTATCGGTAGTAAGTTCCTATAAGTTTCTATCTATATTTTTATTATTCTAGTATTTATATATTCTTTTTATAATTATCAATATATTTTGTAATAGATTTTTTTTAAATTTTTACCAATACAAAAATTGATTTTTATTATTTTAATTATATATTTAATATTTAATATAATGATATATACATATTGTCATGACAGAATGGAATAAAATTAAATATGATTTTTTAGACCATATTAATACCAATATTATCACAAATTTTTTAGAATTTCATGAATCATTAAAACCATTAGATAAAAAAATAAAAGGAGATTACTTTGAATATTTTTGTAAGTTATATTTTTTAATTGAACCTTATCATAAACAAAATTATAAAAATTTTTATCTACATACAGAGATTCCAACAAAAATTAAAAAAGAATTAAACTTGCCAGATAAAGATAAAGGGATTGACGCAATAGTGTATGATATAAACAATAATATTTATGCGATTCAAGTTAAATATAGAAAAAAAATTATAGATTGTGTGGCATTTAGTGATTTAGCAACTTTTCCTGCATTAACATTTGGTACTTCCGTTAAGAATATTTATAAAGGAATATTCTTTACATCTTGTATTGATGTATGTGATGAATTAAAAGATGATAAATTTATTAATATTGTTAATACTTCTTTCGATAAATGTGATGATTTATTTTGGAAAAATGTTAGAGAATATATCGGTGACAAACAATTAACAAAATATATAAATATGAAACCTTTACCACATCAAGATAAATTAATACCAATAATATTAAATCACTATAAAAATAATGATTATGGTAAATTATGTATTGCATGCGGTACTGGAAAAACATTTTTAGCTTTTTGGCTAACAATTAGAGAAATGAAACTAAATAAAATATTTATAGTTGTTCCATCATTATATTTATTAAGTCAAACATTTGAAGTATATCAAAGAGAATTACAAAATGATGGATTTCATTTTATATTGATTGGTTCTGATATGGACGATAAAGATTTTATATGCGAATATACACCTACAACTGATATAAATGATATAAAAAAACAAATTGAAAATAATAAAGAAAAACTTATTGTTATAACAACATATCATTCTAGTGATTTGTTAATTAAGGCTACACAATCTGCAAAATTTAAATTTGAAATGGGTATTTATGACGAAGCACATAGAACAGTTGGCGAGAAAGATAAATGTTTTACAAGTCTATTAACATCAAATATTGAAACTAAAAAGTTATTCATGACTGCTACAGAAAAAATATATAATTATAGAAAAAATATTAAAGATAAATCTGATGATGAAGAAATATTATCTATGGATAATGAAGCAATATATGGTAAACAAATCGTAAAATATAGTATAAAAGAAGCAATTGAAGATAAAGTTTTAGTTGATTATAGAATTATTGCACCATTTATAAATAATTTGTCTGATGCAAATTATAAAATAATTGATGATGATGGTTGCGAGTTATCAAAAGATAACTCCAAGCGAAAAAATTTGATTATAACAAATTTTTCCGGTAAACAATTTAATCCTAATATTGTTGTTTCTGCATTATTAATTATAAAATCTATGCAAGAATATAAATTTAAACATCTATTAATATTCTCGAATAAAAATGATAGGGCTGAACAAATTATTAATTTTATAGATTGGTATTTAGATACTTATGAACATGGATTAGGAGAAATATATACTAAATTTTTATCTGGTAAAAATACAATGAATTTTAGAAAGAATAGAGTTAAAGAATTTGAAAATTATTCTGTCGGAATAATATCAAGTGCACGAATTTTTGGTGAAGGTGTTGATATAAAAAAATGTGATTCGGTTTGTTTTGCTGATGGAAAAGGTTCAACTGTTGATATTATTCAATATGTTGGTAGAGCATTAAGAAAATGTGATTCTTTACCAAATAAATTATCTTATGTTATTATACCATTTATAATGGATGATTCTGAAGATTTCTTAAATAATGAGAATGATTCATTTCTTAAGATAAGAAAAATATTACAAGCTCTTGGAACATCCGATGATATGATAACTGAAAAATTTACTGTAGTTGATTATTCTGATAAATTTAAAAGTTTTAGAAAAGAATATATTGAAAAATCTGATAAAAATATTATTTTAAAAAAATCAGGTATAACTATTAATATTAATATTAAAGATCTAGTGAATGATATCATTGTAAAAATATTCGATAAGAATGGTGATGGGATTGATATTATTAGAAATAAATTATTGTATGAAAATAAAAAAAGATTAAATAATAGTAAAATAAGTAACAATTATGAATTAATTGATACATATAAAAAAATAAATGAATTTCTATCAAAAGATGAAATTAAAAAAATACCAATAAATATTAAAAATTACGTTAAATATGCAATTGGCAATAAATATTTTGAAGAACTTACAAAAAAATATTATTATAATAAAGATAAATTTATTGATGCATGTAAAAAAACAGGAATATTAAATATAGATAGTTATAAAGCAAAATATATAAAAGACAAAAAATTACCACCATATGATTATATTGGTAGTGGTTTCTACTATGATTTAGATCCCAAATTCAACTTATTGTTATTATTGTCATCTAATGATGAAAGTTGTGATTTTTAATTTTTTTTATTATATTCTTTATATTATTTATCCGACGAATAAAAATAATGAAAAGATAAATGAGTCTTAACAGGTGCTGGTGTTAAAACACCTATAATCAGTTAAGAGATATTATAAACAAAAAATTATTTTTTTATTATTTTTTTAGGTTTTTTATATTCATTATTTAACAAATCATTATTTAACAAATCATTATTTAACAAATCATTATTTAACAAATCATTATTTAACAAATCATTATTTAACAAATCATTATTTAACAAATCATTATTTAACAAATCATCATCTAATAATCCATTATTAATAGTATCAATATTTTTTAATTTATTTTCTATTAGCTTAAACATATGTTCTTCATATGTATTCGCAATATATACTATTTTTTGAATTGTTGGTGTTTTAGATCCAGCACGATATATACGTCCTAATGCCTGTTTAATTTCGTGGCCCGATAAAGATAAAGATATTATAGACATTCTTGGATGACCTCCATTAACGTCATGTAATGATATACCTGTACCGCCTGCTTGTATCATAACTATAATAATTTTTTTTTTATTTGATTGAAAATCATCTATATTTTTATTTCGTTCTTCAATTGTTTGTCCACCTTTAATTACACAATCAATATTTAAATTTTTACATAGATATTCTAATGTATTCAAAAAATTAACAAATATTACTACAGAAAACCCCGATTCATATGCTTCTTCTGCTAATTCTGCATATAATGATACTTTTAACATTTCAATTCGCATTCTATTCAATGTTATTATACCAATAGATGTCGTAGTATATTCTTTTTTTTTTAAAATTTCTATATGTTCATTTATTTTATTATATAATGTATTAATTTTTTGATATTCTTTTAAAAAATATGAATTTTTAATTATGGTATTAGATGGAAATATTCCATCTAATTTATTTATTTTTATTGAAGAACCATATTTTGGAAATATAATTTTATGTACAATATCTAATTTTATTAAATCTTCTGTTAAGTCGCTATTTTTATATTTTAATTTATTGATATTATAATTTCCTTTTATCCATTTTGAATAATCTTTATTTTTTTTATATAATTTTAATACAACACCAAATGATTTAAAATAATCTAATTTATCTGTTAGTGTTGCAGATAATAACATAATTTTATTATTAGATTCAGATAATTTTATCATTATTTTACTCATATCATTATTTGAATTTTTACATTTATGTGCTTCATCAAATATTACAATAGTATTTTCAGGAAAACGACAAGTATATTCATTACAGTATTTTATTTTATATTTTTTATCTAAATCTAACTCATTATTTTCTATCATTTTTTTATATACTTTAAGTCTTTCATCAAAATCATCCATATTTCTATTTTGATTATAAAATTGATTAAGTGACATTTTTTTTCTTTCTTTTTTTATAATTTTATTATTTGTCTCAATATTTATATACGGACATTTTACTTTTTTATATGTACATATATTATTATTTTCTGTATTATATTCATAATATTTACATTTTTGAAATAATTGATAATTTGATATGCCTAAATATTTTATCTTAAATTCATTGCATACATTTATCCAATTCGGAATAGTACTTAATGGACAAATTATAAATGGTTTTAATTTTAATAAACTACATAATGCAATTGCGCAATATGTTTTTCCTGTGCCTGTATCTGATGTATCTATAACTACATCATTCTTTAATATACTTTTTTGTAATTGTAATACATGATTTTTTTGGAATTCTAATAATTTATTCATTATATTCTCATCATTCATTAGAATATTTTTATTATTATATGTTATATTATTTAACATATTAATTAACACACATGTTATATATTTAAGATATAATATCTCTTTTTTAGAGGGTTTTATACTAGTATATGAAAAGTTGATAATTCTTGATAATTAAATGTATATTTTCCTTATATTTTCCTTATATTTTCTTATATTTTCTTATATTTTCTTAATCCGAGAAAAATAAATTATATAAATTTATTTTTCACGCTTAAAAATGAAAATGTATTTTCATTTTTTACCGTTCATTTTTGCTGTAAATACATTCATTATCT